CCTTGCATTCTGGGATCTAGTTTCTTCATTGCTCTGGATACATCAGCAATCATCGCTGCCAGATTGTTGCCTTCATTGGCTGGCTTCTTAGCCTTGACTCCATGTATATCTGGATCAAAGACTTGGTTAGCCAAGTATGATTCATTAGTACCAGCAACTTTAATTAAGTTCTCAATTAAATCTAAGCGATAGAAGTACTCATCACCTAGTTCATAACCAAGTGTGCGAGCCTTCTCTTTGCGAGCGTATCGCTCGCCAGCCCTACGCATGAACGTAGTGAATGCTTTATATCCCTGTTTAATTTCAATAGGATCTTCACGAATTAAATACTCAGCAACTTTATCTCTGCGTTTCCAAGCATACTCATTCATTGCCTGTCTAATATCTTCAAGCTCTACAAATCTATGGTAACGCTTGGATAAACCCCAAGCCAAAGATATATTAATCTCATTAACTTCATCCCATATTGGATGATCACGGTTTAACTCAGTCATGTTCTTTAATTAAATATGCATGCGCTGCCATTAACATCTCTGGATCATCGTTAAGTAAACCTAGTACTCTATTGTGAGGCGAACACAAGAGACCCCGCACCTTGCCAGTCTCATGATCATGATCAATATCAAGAGCACGATGTGTATATGATTTACCACAGATGTAACATCCGCCGTTTTGTTCTTCAAGCATACGATTATAATCATCAACACTTATTCCATAAGAACGGATCCTTGAGATCCGTTGCTCTTCGTAAGTCTTATTCCGATTTCTTGGCATGCTTAGCCCATACCCCACGCTGCACCATCAATGCAATGATTGCGTAGTTTGCAATATCAACAAACGAATCTTCTAATGATTCGTTATTAGGTTTAACATTCTTATATATCAGATTCTTTAATCGCTCCAACTTGTCTGACATACGAACCATTAACCCATTGGTTGCACCACCAGGTGCATTCCAGATATTGAATGGACCATAATCTATTTGTTTCTTTACAAGAACTGCCAGCAACTCATCATATATTTTCTGAGCATCCTCTTCGAACTCGAGGATTAGCTGGTCTGATTTTTCAGTCGCCAACGGAGCACCTTTCTAGTTAATTGCATTGACTAAGTCAGTCAATGCTTGCGCTCCTTGGTTACAAATTATACTATTAACATCACTGTCAGGTGGTAGCGACACACGCACCGCTTGAGGTATTGCATCTTGTAATCTTCTAGCTAATTCCTGCCCAGGATTTGATCCATCTTCTTTAGCATCATTGTCAGTACAGATTACTACCGTACCTATCCCATCAAAGCAACGAGCAAAGTGAGGCTTCCAAGCGTTAACTCCTGCAACAGCGACAGCAGGATGACCAATAAGTGTTGCACTGATTGCATCTATTTCTCCTTCTACTATTAGAACTTTATTAATGGCGTTGAGTATTGCATCAACATTATATAGGTGGTGCTTCTGACCAGTAGGTATCATGTACTTAGGATCTCCGCCGTCGATACGACGGAACTTAAACCCAACCACACCAGCCTCAGTTATATATGGAATAGATAAATGGTTCTTGATTCTATCCTCATGTCCAGGTGCTACCTCTGATACATACCCAAGCATGAACCGACTAGCACCATCAAGAATCCCACGCTCTTTTAAGTAAGCCTCTGCTGGTGAACCAGCAAGAGCATCGTGGTATTGCTTGGCTGCCCTAGTCCAGAGTTCAATTAGCTTTGGATTAGTTCTCATCCCACTCCTGCTTCGCCCATTGGGTGATGTTAATATAAAATATTAGGAAATCAAAACGTATTACTCTGGCATCTACATACTCAATCAAGTCAAGAGAATCTAAATCTTCATATACTGAAGTCATAGTATGGTAATTGATACCAAGACCCCAACAATAAAGACGGTTGAACCCTGCATATAAACTAAGTCTTCCCACTATCTCTTCTCCTGCCTGTGCATTATGAATGGAGGTGCAGTATACACATCATTCTTCGCTGCTATCTGCAACGCCTTACGCCAAGTTGCGCCTTGTTGTACCGCACCAACTGCGTAAGAAGATCCTGATCCTATCCCATATATACCATCATCACGTAAGAATACCGAGAAGGTATCATCTACTTCATAGATGATCCCATTAACTGCAATTAAAAATAAAAACTCATAGTCATCTGACTTATCATCTGCTACCCAGCCATTCTCCTTTAAAGCTTCACGCATACTTGGAACTATATCTGTAATCATAAAATGATATTGATCCTTGATTGAAGGTGGTAGTGCTGGTGGTTTCCAGATGTGTTGGATCGTATCGCATGGCATAGTCGTGCCAGCTCCTGCAATTAAATACTTACCACGCTTGGTAATCTTTGTAATAATAGGATGAGAGTATGGTCTGCCCTTCTCTGTAGTTGTACGAGAGTCGGCTGCGATAACGCAGTGATCATTCTTTTGTATACCAATAATGGTTGTCATTACTTCCGCAATCTTGGCGGTGTCCACCGACCATTGGTTCGTCTTCTGCCACGCATAGGCGTGGCAAACTCTTTACTCTTTTCTGATCCTATGTTTTTCTCTGCCCACTTACGAGCCTCTGAGTATGTTAGCTTCTCACGAGCCATGACTATCTGTATACCAGAGCCACTACCATGACAGGCATAACATACCCAGACACCCTTATCTGAATTAACTGAAGCAGACTTACGTGAATCATCATGCACAGGACAGAGAATAGATTTCTCACCTTGTGGCAAGGTTAAACCATAATGATTAAAGACTGCTTCAAGAAATTCAGGTTGATTCATTTAATACCAATTCCTTTCTTGATGGAACGACCAAGCCTCGCACCAAGTTCCGTATCGATGAAGCACATACTTGTGTGCTTCTGATGTCTGTTTTAGTATGGACCAATCTGGTTTTCCCCAGAGTAACTGCCATACTCCACGAGCACCACTCGATTTGTTGTACGAGTCGATGTTGTAACGGCTCTCTTTGTACGCAATCTTCTTCGCACAAGCAGCCTCTCGTTTGTCTGTTGTTACCGTGCTTATTGCCAACATTAAAGCTTCTTCCTTGTTCAATGTCGGGAGAACTTTCTCCACTGTTAGAACTGGGGATGTGGCTAACGCTGGTGTTGATATTACTATCAACATAGTTAATACGGTCATTATCTTCAACCGCATAGTTACCTCTTTTCATCTGATAACTAACTGTCACCTTGTTATCTATGTCCATTGTAACCTGCCTGTTTTAGCAGATCGACCCAGAGTTGCGCTGGCATTACTGCATACGACTCTGAGACATTTGTAGTGCCACGCTTTTTTACTAGCACCACTCCAGTCTCGGCATCTGCATGAGTCATTTCATTGTCTAACTCTTTTAGATACCCAGAGAGATCTATCTTTTTTTCATTCTTACATTCTACTACAACACCATCTATTCCATCAATGTCACCAACATCATCATGACGACCTGCACCATACGCCCGCTCAGCACAAGGGAAACCATTAGCGACTAACCACTTAGCTACATCACGCTCATACTGCGAGCCTTTACGTTTACTTGGTGTTGACATAATGATTCACTAATATCTGTTCAACTTCTATACCAAGTTTTTTTCTCATCCGCATTCTTTCTCTAGGTGAAGTGCCACCCCATATACCAAATGATTCGTGAGCAAGACCCCACTCTAAACAAGCTTGCATTACTGGACACTCCTTACAGATTGCTTTAGCTTTCCGTTCTTCACTACTAGATGCAGTGCTATGTTCTTGGTAAAAAAATTCTACTCCGATACCTCTGCAAGTTGCACTAGTGAAGTCTGGATATTTCATTAACAAGCACCTCTATTGGTTGTAGTTGATCAGCGTCCATTACTAATCGAGTGCCGTAACCATAGTCATGTAAGTAATGATTAGCAAGAAAATTTTCTCGTGTTGTCCAACCAATAACATCAAACAAACTATCCACATGTGGAAGTTGTTTATCCCCAGAAAACTTTACAAGTACAGCCAGATCAGAAACAAATAACTCTGGTGCATTAAATATTAATTGCGGTAGTGTCGACGTCTTAACCTGTATAGATCTTCCCAATACCGTTTGGAGGTCGTTTCCGTTATCACCGCCAGGCGTAATCGTGTTATCCGTCGGTAGCCCAAGGAACCTAGCACATGCCACCTCACCCAAGCGACCCATAAGATTGACGGAATACGAGGAATTATTTTTATCAAACTTACGATCCGTAACATCAAACTCCTTCTTGTTCTTTCTAACCCTGTGGATAAACCTAAGTGAATCCATAATCTCATCTTCAGTTAATTCTATTACTGCCATTGTCTCATTGTCCTTGCTCTTTGCAGTTCAGCAGGAGAGTTATATAAACTCATATGACTTGGTTCAACAGATAAAGTTACATAGTTCTCTGCTGTTGGATCAGCCTTACCATGGCGATTCTTTACAACAGCAACTCTATATGCATTGGCTATACCATCTAACGCTACGCTCAGTACCAGTTCAGGTAAGGCGGAGACCTTACCCATTAAAGCTTTACGTGGTGCTGGGTAGTTAGGCTTAGACATCTTTTCATTTTCAGATACATGGTGTAGAACTACGAATGCTGATTCATATTCTCTAGCCATGTAATGGAATGCAGACATTGCATCACGCAATGCTGTCCACTCATTGTCGCTA